ATTTCTTGTTGATAGTAAAGTGTTTCCTCAAACACTCAAGGTATTACAGACTAGAGCAAAACCACTAGGTATAAAAATTCTTACAGTAGATACAAGTCAACCTCTATCTGTTGAGGATTACATGAATGCATTTGCAATCATTCATCAGTTCCCTAATAATCATGGTCAGATAAAATACACACCAAATTATTTTAAAGGCACTAAGATTGCTATTGTAGATCCTCTCTGTCAGGTTCTTATGCAACCTGTAGGTGAGTTAGGATTTGATATAGCAGTTGGTAGTATGCAGAGGTTCGGAGTTCCTATGGGTTTTGGAGGACCTCATGCAGCATTCTTTGCAACCACTGAGAAATATAAACGTAAGATTCCTGGACGTATTGTAGGGCAGTCTCTAGATTCCCAAGGTAATAAAGCACTACGGCTAGCATTGCAAACAAGGGAACAACACATAAGAAGAGACAAAGCAACGTCCAATATATGCACCGCCCAAGCACTACTTGCAAATATGGCAGGTTTTTACGCTGCCTATCACGGTGCGGAAGGTTTGAAAAAAATATCAACCAGAGTATTAAAATATAGGCAGACGCTACTAAAAGCATTGAAGTGGATTGGAATAGAGGTTGATGAGTCTGAAGGTTTTGATACCGTTAGATTTAAAAGTTTCCTAGCATTAGAAGGATTCAATGTTAGGTATGAAGATGGATGGACTATGATAACTTTAGATGAGTGTACCACAGAAGAAGAATTAAAACAACTTATAGATTCTCAGTTAGATTTAAACAATCCATTTGATACTATAGATCATGTACTTGATTCTATAGGAGACTATCACTGGTTAACAGTTCCTATGCGAACACAAGAATGGTTAACTCAAGAAGTATTTAATAGATACCACAGCGAAACTGAGATGATGAGATATATGCATAGGTTAGCATCTAAGGATTATTCATTAGTACATGGTATGATGCCACTCGGTAGTTGTACTATGAAATTAAATGCAGCAGCAGAATTGATGCCTGTATCGTGGCCAGAGTTTAACAATATACATCCATTTGCACCTCCATCTCAGACACTAGGGTATGAACAAATAATGGTAGACTTACAGAAATGGTTATGTGATATCACAGGGTTTGATTCTGTATCACTACAACCTAACTCAGGTGCACAGGGTGAGTATGCAGGACTATTAGCAATCAAAGCATATCATGAATTTAATGGTGATAGTAAAAGAACTAAAGTTCTAGTTCCTAAGAGTGCACATGGAACTAATCCTGCTACTTGTGTCATGGCAGGTATGGAAGTTGTAAGTGTTGATTGTGATAAAGATGGTAACGTAGATATACATGATCTAAGATTAAAAGCATGTCTGGATGCACATGAATTAGCAGGTTGTATGATTACATACCCATCTACGCATGGTGTATTTGAACCAACTATCAAAGAGATATGTGATACAGTTCATGAGTTTGGTGGTCAGGTATATCTTGATGGTGCAAACTTAAATGCACAGGTATGTTTAGCAAAACCAGGTGACTATGGTGCTGATGTAATGCATATGAATTTACATAAGACATTCTGTATTCCTCATGGAGGTGGAGGACCAGGCGTAGGTCCTATAGGTGTAGCAAAACATCTAACACCATTTGTAAATCAAAGAGTATCAGCAGTGGTGCAAGGTAGTGCATCTATCTTACCTATCAGTTGGATGTATATAAGAATGATGGGTAGTGATGGTCTTAGACAGGCAAGTGAATGTGCATTGTTATCAGCAAACTGGTTAGCAAAGAAAATAGAACCATACTTTGATGTTCTATACAAAGGTGCTAGTGGTAGAGTTGCACATGAATGTATATTTGATTGTAGAAATTTACCATTTACTGCAGAGGATGTGGCAAAGAGATTGATGGACTATGGATTCCATGCTCCTACATTATCATGGCCAGTTGCAGGTACTATGATGGTAGAACCAACTGAGTCAGAGACACTTAGAGAGTTAGAAAGATTTGGTGAAGCAATGAATATGATAAGATATGAAGATCCTGAGATAGTAAAGAACTCACCTTATACTGCAAAAGAATTAGCAGGAGAATGGAAGCATGAGTTCTCTCGTATGGAGGCAGCATACCCAGTTGAACAGGAACATAAATTTTGGTCATCTGTAAGTCGAATAGATAATGTGTATGGTGATCGTAATTTAGTTTGTTCTTGTTCTTAGTATGGCAACTTTAATTTCTAACATGCCCGCAGAAGAAGTGTGGGTAAGAAAAGAATATCTAACTGACTTTGAGTCTGGGCATGGTGAATTTACACCAGGCGTTTGGGTATCTTGTAAATCAATGCCAGGTCGTGCATTTTATTTTGAGACATACTTACCAGAGTATGCAGCAATATATGATAAACTTCCTATCAGTGCGTTTGTAAGTAAACCTGTAACACCAGACCCAGATATGGATCTACCAAACTTGCAGTTCTGGAACTGCATGGACTATGGTGTCACAACCATATGTAAACAGTTTATAGGATCTATGGACTATGAACTATACACCAGAGACTTTGGAAGTCAACTAGGTAAATATGTAATTACTATTGATAATTATCATGATGAACCTGACACTCCAGATTATAGTACTGCAGAGACTCCATCAGAACATAAGAGTCATAACCTGATAGCACTAAACAATGGACAGTTTGCTTTATATCCTAACAATAGGATGAGAATTTATGATAACTCATTAACTCCTAAGCAACCTAAGATGCCAAACTTCAAAGTATCCACTCAGATCTTTAGTGTCGAACGTGGACATATGGAGAGGTATGGCGATACAAATGATTACCACTATGGAATAACAGATGAACATGTACTTGAATCTAAAACCGAATAACTATGAAGGTGAAACGGAACTCCTAACATTAGAGTTGCCAAAGCATCAAATGAATGGTATAATGGGCTTATGCAGACCCATCGCAGAACAAAAAAACACAAACGCTGAGAGAATCTTAAAAGATCTTCTTAAAGATTGTGCTTATTCAATATCAGAATCCGAAAAAAGTTATGAGCGTAAGAGTCGTAAGAATGCGAAACGGTGAAGATGTCATCGCAGACGTTTATGAAATCGCAGCAAATGATAAACCTGATAAAGCAGTAGCTTTCAGATTAGATCATCCCTACAATGTTTACGTTGTAGAAACTGACCAAGATCTTTTAATTGAATCAGAAGGTGTACAGAAAATGTCTTCACCTGAGATACAATTTACACCTTGGGCACCGTTGAGTAAAGACAGAAGGGTTATCCTTCGACTAGATGAAATCATAAGTGCATATGACACTTACCCTGAGGTCATCGAAAAATACAATGAATTAGTAGAGGCAGCAACAGATGGAAGAGGAACTACTCCCACAAGTTCAGATGCAGGAAGAACAGTCAACAGTCAAACTGATCTTGCTGAGACAACGAAATGAGTATCTCATAGCAAAGATAACTGAACTAGATGAAGAACCAGTGTATCTTCTTGAAAGATGCTATCAGGTAACAGACGATGAAAAACTCGTTCCATTTCCTCAGCATAGTTCTCAAAGAGATTTGTTCTTGACATCTGACGTAGTTTTGACTATAATCGAACCAAGTCAAAAACTGTTGGATCTTTATAACGCATGAGCAAGTTCTATACGAACATTCAGTTAGCAGGTGATACAGTTCTATATCGAGGGTACGAAGATGGACAAGCAGTTCAATTTCGTACCCAGTTTTCTCCTACCTTATATGTAACATCTAATCGTCAAGAGAAGATGAAAACTCTTACAGGTAAACCTGTAAGATCTGTGCAGTTTCAAACTGCCAGAGAAGCAAGAGAGTTTATCAAAACATATGATGGTGTAGAGAAGTTTGAAGTTCATGGATATGAACGTTTTGTATATCAATACATTAGGGAACAGTTTCCTACTGAAGTTGATTATGATATTTCACAGATGAGAATCTATGCACTCGACATTGAGGTGCAATGTGAGAACGGATTCCCGAACGTAGAAGAAGCTGCTGAAGAAATGCTTTCTATCACCATCAAAGATATGGTGTCTAAAAAGTTTTACATCTGGGCAGTTCGTGACTTTGAGACCGAGCATGAACACTATGTTTTTGATAGTGAAAAGGACATGCTAAAAAGTTTCCTTGAGTGGTGGGTACATCATACACCTGACATCCTTACAGGATGGAACGTGAATCTATATGACGTACCATACATCGCCCGAAGGTTAAATAGAATATTAGGGGAAAAGTGGATGAGGTCTCTCTCACCTTGGAACCGTGCAAACGAAAGAGAAATTTATGTTCAGGGACGTAAGAATTATGCTTATGATGTCAGTGGGATTAATATTCTTGACTACCTCGATCTTTATCGCAAGTTCACTTATATTAATCAAGAATCCTACAGACTTGATCACATCGCTTTTGTCGAGTTGGGACAAAGAAAGCTCGACCATAGTGAGTACGAGAATTTTAAAGACTTCTACACATCAGATTGGCAAAAATTTATTGAATACAACATCCAAGACGTTGAACTAATTGACCGTCTTGAAGACAAGATGAAGTTGCTAGAACTAGCAATCACTATGTCTTATGATGCGAAGGTAAACTTTGAGGATGTGTACTCACAGGTTCGCATGTGGGATACCATCATTTATA